GAGCACCTGACTGTCTTCTAAATATCTTTCCAGGATATATATCCATAGACTGTCCTGGAACCATCATGTTCTCGTCTACTTCAAAAATTAAATTACCTGCTAGTGCTAAGTTATCAATAGCCATACGTACATGTCCATTCATAAGAAGCTGTGCATCATCCATATTCTCAGCTACACCTACACCAAAAAATCTATAAGGGTTCTTTTCGTAAGGTACGACTTGATATGGTAATCTTTCTGGTACAAATGGATTTAACACTACTCTTAGTATTTGATTTCCACATATCCAAGCATTAATATGCACTTGATCTAGGTCAGAAGTTTTTTCTGGTATGTCTAATTGTATTTCTCTAGCCATTTTAGCGTCTAAAACACCCCAATATTCTAGTACTTCAAAGCGACCTTCACTATATGTAGGGTCATTATCGGCATATAAAGTGTGTTCAAAATGCCTTTCTTCATACTGTGAACCCATATATAGGCACTCTTCTATAGCATCTGCATCAAAAAATGGTCTTTGAGCAAGGCTACGAAGCTGTGATCTGTTCATTCTATGACGTTCTATTACATATTCTGCGTCATCTAGGCTAATAGCTGAAGGGTCAGGGTATAAATCCCAACACGAAACAGCACTTAATCTAGGTACTAGCTTATCTTGAGGGTCATAATAACGAGTTCCATCGTCATCTTTAGACCATTTATGTATTACTTTAGAGTGATTAAACGGTCCTTTAACAATACCTGTACCTAACAGACACTGTTCAAAGATACCTTTTCTGAGTTCAGAAACTGCTGAAGCATCTAATAGTTGGTCATGTATTAACTTTTCCATCTTACGAGCTGCTTCCTTGGCAGGAGCTAGTTGGGGTTCTCCCATATTAGAGGGTCCTGCAGCAAGGTTAGCGTTAGCCATATCTTTTGCATATGGACCTAACTCTAATTCTTGTTGTTCTTCAAGTTCAGTTGCTTGTAAAGCTCCTGCAGGTAACTCTCTACCATCTCCTTCAAACCCATAAGGGTCTGTTTGTTTGTCTACTGGCGTTTCAAGGTGAACAAATTCTTCAATACCTTCAGGCATAGGTGTAGACTCTACGGCAATCGGAACTTTACCATTAGCAAACAAAATATCTACTAACTGCCCAAAGGCAGCTAATACTTTTACTTTTGTTATCTTAACAGTAACTTTAGACCGTTCTGATTTTCTATAGTCTTCACTATCTTCTGAGGTACCTCTGTAGTTTTTATAGGCACGTAGCCAACGCTGTTCGTCAGCTAGACGACCATCTTCTGCTTCTTGATACTTAGATCGCACATAGCCTGATAAACCGACCATTTCCTCATCAGAAATGTCTTTCTGTTCACCAGTGCCTATTAATTCACCTATCTCAGCCATTTTAGTAGTCTTTTTTGTCTGCTAAAGCATTAAAGCCAGAATCTATTTGATTCTTACCTGAAAGGCTTTTTTCGTTAACAGAGGATTCTTGTGCATGGGAATACTTTGTGCTAACCCAACTTTCCATTTTTTCTCTGGATAGTTGTGCTTCGTTTTCCGTGCCTAAGTCACCTTGTTTATATTTTCCATATAACGGCATTTTTCTCTCCTTGGTTGGTTGTTAAATAACATTTTCTTTAGCAAATAATTTATCTACTTGCTCATCCTGTGTTAAAGGAACCTCTGTATTAGCTATAGCTTGTTCTCTCTCTACTCTATTTCTTTTATTGGCTGTTGCAAAAGAACTGTCACCTTTAAAAAACATATCGTACACGCCTTCTGGCTGTTTATCAGAACTAAGATAAGCTTCTTGATTTCTTGAAAGACCTGCGTCTTGGTCTACATCTTCAGGTCTAACACTAGCTAATGTTGTAGCTTTTCTATACTCTATTAGGTCAGGGTCTGTAGCTTCAGCAGTATCTACTTCTTCTATAGTCTCTTCCATTCTATCTACAGAACCTGTGTCTGTAGAAGGAAGACCTCCTAAAGGACTTACATTACTTATGCTTGAACCTACTACACTTAACATTCTGCCATAATCTTTAAATTCTTCTATATGTCTTTTTACAAAACCTATGTCTTGGTTCTTTAGTTTTTCTTCGTCATACCCTCTTTTTGCCCAATCTTCACTATCCCAAGATGTAACTTCTCGTAGTGCTTCTGGAGAAAGGTTAGCTAGTTGATCTCTAATGTTAGCAGAACTAACGTTTGGATAAATATACTCTTCTCCTTCTGATCCTTTTATCGTTATAGGTTTATCTAAATTATTATTATATACTCCTTGTCCTTGACCTGACATATCTACTAAAGACGTGTGCATAATTGTCTCTAGACCTGCTTCGATAGCAATTTTACCTGCAAGGCTTTGAGGAAACAAAAACCCTAAACCTGTTACGCCCCAACGTATAGGTGGAGTTTTTCTTGGTTTTATTTTATTAATTCTTTTTGTATTATCAGGGTCAACTTCTAATTCAGCTTTAGGTTCAGGCAAAACTTGATTTTGTCCTGTATCTAACTCAAACTCATCTAAATCAAACAAAGGTAAAGTTTTATTTGTTTCAGGATCAAGCCCATTACCTTCTGCTAAATTTAATCCTGCTTCATCCCAAAAGTTACTTCTAAAATCAAATAACCATTTTCTAGTAGTTTTTTCAGGAACTCCTGCAGGTGTAAAAGATTCTTTCTTTAAAGTTTTAGACGTTTCTTTTAGTGTTCTACCAAATAAAGAGCCATAATCTTGAGCTACACCACCTATATACGTTTTTTTAGAAAGTATTCCTTGTTCAGCAAAAAACTGTATGTAAGGTTCTAATCTTGCTCTATATATAAATTCTTTACCATATTTTTTAAATAAGTCTGGCGAATCAGGAAATACATCAGGATTATCATTTATAACTTTTACTAAATCTTCTGAAGATAAACTAGAAAATTCTACTCTTTGAGCTGCACCACTGTGGGCTTCTATTATTTCTTCAACTGCTTGATTTACGTTTATGTTTTGAGAACGGCTAAATGCTATTAAACTTTCTGGATTTTGTTCTGCGTAACTATACATAGCTCTTTTAAATATCTCGTGCCTTTGTGTAATCTGTTCAATACCATCTCCTGTAGCATCTGCAGTTAAATGTTGTAATTGACCATCTAGTATTTGTGCTATGTTATTTGCATAAGCTTTAAGTTCTAGTTTTTCATATATTTGTCTAGTTACATCCATATCTAGTTTTACTTCAGGCTTAAGACCTCCAGTTCTTAATCGTCTTCCGTCTGTACCTGATTCTGAAACATATTCAGATAAACCTCTATTTGACCACCAGTTTGTTTCATCTATTATTTGATCTGTTGTAGCTCCTGGCATAGATTTTTTTATATCTGTTTTTACTTTTGGAGCTTTTATTATAGTGTCCATTAAATTATTAGGATCATAACTAAAATCTAAAGCTGCCATCATTACAGGTTTAATTATACTGTCAGCATCGTTTATATAATTAGCATAATTTAATCTATTATTTAAAACATCATTAATAACTTTAGAAGCATTAGTTTCGTCTAAAGGATTAGTAAGTTTAATTATATTTTTATTTTCTAAGTTTAATAGTGTTACAGCTTTTTCAGCATTGTTATTTAACATTTTGCCTACTTTATACATAGTACCTTTAGTAGCTGCTCTAGCTAAACTTCTATACGCTTTATTAATTTCTTTTTCACCATATATTGTTCCACCTAAATTTTCTTCTTCTGTGCCAAATGGCACTTTCTCATCTATATCTTTACCAGAACCAAAAACATTTCTTTTGTCTTGTACTATTTCTTCTGCAGTAAGTTCTGTGGCTTTTCTAGGTATTATATTTTTTACTTTTTTCTTTGTGCTTTTCTTTCTACCTTTACCTTCTCCACCGCCTTTAAACTTTGATTGATTGTTAGCCATTATATTTAATTTATTAGCTGCATAACCAAAAGTAGAAAGGATTGCTCTTTTTCTTTCACTTAGAGGTTTAACCACTTGACCTGTAATAAGACCTGTATATTCATCTGTAGTTGTAAGTGATTTATGTCCTACATATTGTCCTGTAGCTGCTTCCACATTGTCTACTGGTATACCATCTACAACAGATCGTACAGATTCTATCCATCCATTTCTGAAAGATTTATGTAAAGACAGTCCTGATTCTCTTGAGCCTGTTACTTCTTCTATAAGTTCATTAAAAGGATTTCTAAAAGTATCTTGGTTTTTAGGTACATTATTGTCTACTGGTATATCATCTACAGTTTTTACTACTTCACTTTTAAATAAATAATCATCACCTACATAACCATTTTCTTTAATGTGTTGCTGTAATAGTTCTGAAAGATAATCAGGCATACCAACAATTCTTTCAACATTACGTTTAGCACCTCTAAAAATAATAAAACCATTTTTAAAATCTAAATCTTGTACTTTCATTCCTTTTTGAAATTTTAAATCGTTATCTAGGTCTACTATGTCACCTATACGTGCCCCTGTTGCATATAATAATTCTAGCATAGGATATACTTTCATTTTTCTTTTTTTAGCTAAGTCTATTACCTGTTCTAAAATTTCATCTGTCCTACCATCTACACCATCTATAGTGTACATCTTCATAGTTTCGCCTACATCTACGTAGGTAACATTATCCAACTGACCTTGCATATTTCCTAATATTGTTCTTTGACCATCAGTTATTTCTTTTTTTCCTGACACAGTTGTAGGGTCAAGGTAAAACTCATAGCCTTCTAAAAAACTTATTTTTGATCTAGCTCTTTTTGCCATCTAATATCCAAATACAGGGTCTTGCACTACATACTTATCAAATTCTTTTGGTTTTCTAAACCTAGGATGATAGTATGGGCTGTTAACTAATCTTGTCATGCACATATATCTTAAAGCATCGTAAGCATGATCCTCTGCTTTTGTATCTACATCCTCTGGGTTTGTTTTACTTAGAGGTAGTGTAGGTAGTGTTCTTATCAACTGACTACAGTGATTAAATACTCTCAGTCTAGGTTCTCCCATGTCGTTCATACCTAAACGTTTATGCAATTCTATCTTTCCTGCTAACCTATTTCTATTTGATGCCATCCATCTTAGGTTAAATCTGTTCATGGACTCTGCTATACTTAGACCGTGACCTGTTTTACTAAAGCAAGATTCGTCTAATACGGCAGTCTGCATAGTAGGATCATTATATTCTAGTTCCATAATCCTTTCGGCTAATCCTTCTCCTGTATAGCCTTTTCCGTAAAGCTCTCTATATATCCATAGGTTACCATCATAATCGACAGCCCCCCATAAAACACAAGAAGGACTAGAGTAACCATAGTCTGCAGCCCTAATACGAGCCCAAGACCTAGGAATTTCAAAGGGATCAACAACATGTACTGAACGATCAAACTCAGCAAACGCTGCACCATCTGTAACATCCCAATCTCCTTCTAGTAGTCTTCTCCTCTCCACTTCTGGTAGAGAGTACAACATAGCCTCATATTCCCCTGAAGCTATAAGGTAAGGGTTATCCGTTA